GCATGACCGTGATGATAATATCGCATATGTTGGTATGGAACAATTTCGTGGTAAGTATTTAATTCAAAATCGAGTTAAAGGCTGGATATATGAAACACCGCAAATTGCATATGTCATGATTGCCGCCACCCTATTCCAGAATTATCCAGTTGAAACACGTTTGCGGTATGTAAAAGAATTTTATGATGCAATTAGTAATTTTGACATTAGTTTACCAACGCCAATTATGTCAGGTGTTAGAAGCACACAACGACAATTTAGTAGCTGTGTATTGATTGAAACCGGTGACAGTTTGGATAGTATTAATGCAACATCAAGCGCCATAGTAAAATATGTAAGTCAAAAAGCTGGAATTGGTATTGGCGCTGGTAGCATCCGTGCTATTGGTTCACCAGTACGCAATGGCGACACTAGTCATACTGGTGTTATTCCTTTCTATAAGATGTTCCAAAGTTCAGTAAAGTCATGCTCCCAAGGCGGAGTACGCGGCGGGGCAGCAACATTGCATTATCCTATTTGGCATTATGAAGTAGAAGATTTGCTAGTATTGAAAAATAATAAAGGTACAGACGATAATCGTGTCCGTCATTTAGACTACAGTGTACAATTCAATAAGTTAATGTACGAGCGGTTGTTGGGTGGCGGTAATATTACATTGTTTTCGCCTAGTGATATACCTGGATTGTATGATGCATTTTTTGAAGATCAAGAAAAATTTAAAGAATTATATGAAACAGCTGAGCGTAATACACGGTTGCGCAAAAAGACAGTAACCGCCATTTCATTGTTTAGTAGCTTTATGGAAGAACGAAAAAACACTGGGCGAGTATATTTACAAAATGTAGATCATGCAAATACACATAGTGCGTTTGTAGAGAATGTTGCTCCTATCCACCAAAGTAACTTGTGTCAAGAAATTGATTTACCTACAAAGCCACTCAATAGTATTTTTGATGACAGTGGAGAAATTAGTCTTTGTACATTAGCAGCTATTAATTGGGGCAATATTAAAACACCAGAAGATTTCGAACGTGTATGCAGGATTGCAGTTCGTGCATTAGATGAGCTTCTTGATTACCAAAGTTATCCAGTAATTGCAGCACAGTTAAGTACAGAAAAACGCCGCCCACTGGGTATTGGTATTATTAACTTTGCTTATTGGATGGCTAAAAATGATTCAACTTATCAAGCGCCCAATTTAGAGTTAATTGATCAATATGCAGAAGCTTGGAGTTATTACTTAATTAAAGCAAGTGCTGACTTGGCAGAAGAAAAAGGCACAATTGCAGGCAATACAGAAACAAAATATGGTTATGGTATTACTCCTAATATGACTTATAAAAAGGATGTAGATGAGCTAGTACCACACAAAGAAAGACAAGATTGGGAAGGCCTCCGTACCCAACTTAAACAAACAGGAATTCGTAATAGTACACTAATGGCACTTATGCCCGCAGAAACTTCAGCACAAATTAGTAATAGTACAAACGGAATTGAACCACCACGTTCATATGTTAGCATTAAACAATCAAAGCATGGCGTATTGAAACAAGTTGTGCCTGGCATTCATAATCTAAAGAAGAAATATGATTTATTGTGGGATCAAAAGTCACCAGAAGGATATTTAAAAATTGTAGCAGTATTACAAAAATACATTGATCAAGGAATTAGTGTTAATACTAGTTATAATCCACAATTTTTTGAAGATGAAAAGATACCAATGAGTACAATGTTACAACATCTTGTAATGTTCTACAAATATGGTGGTAAGCAATTGTATTATTTTAATACATACGACGGACAAGGTGAACTTGATGTAACTAAATTAAATGAAGAACCAATGGCCGATGAAGATTGTGAAAGTTGTGTTATCTAATATATACAATTCTATAGAAACTAAAAAGGTGAAAGGAAAAAATGACAGTTTTTAACGCAAAAAATAAACAAGACCATACAAAAGCATTAGCTTTTTTAGACCCAAGCGGTGGTGTGACTATCCAGCGTTATGATTTATTAAAATATAAACAGTTTGATAAGCTAACAGATAAACAATTGGGTTTCTTTTGGCGACCTGAAGAGGTTGATGTAACTAAAGATATTAGCGATTTTAAAAATCTTACAGCACACGAACAACATATATTCACGTCAAACTTAAAACGACAAATATTGTTAGACAGTGTTCAAGGCCGAGCACCTAGTGAAGCCTTTGGACCACTTATTAGTATTCCAGAATTAGAAGCATGGACTACAACATGGACGTTTAATGAAACAATCCATTCACGTAGCTATACTCATCTTATCCGTAATGTATATGCTAATCCAAGTGTAGTGTTTGATGAAATGATGGACATTGGTGAAATTTTAGATTGCGCAGATGATATTAGTAGAAACTATGACGAGCTTATTGATCTTGCGTTGAAGTATAAGTTACTTGGCAAAGGCACACATATAGTCAATGGTGAAAAAGTTGAAGTTGATTTATATGAAATTAAAAAGGCATTATATAAAGCACTTATGAGTGTTAACATTCTTGAGGGTGTTCGTTTCTATGTGTCATTTGCATGCTCATGGGCATTTGCTGAATTGAAAAAGATGGAAGGCAACGCGAAAATTATTAAACTAATTGCACGTGATGAGAATTTGCATTTGGCATTTACACAATCACTTATAAAGATTTTACCAAAAGATGATCCAGATTATAAAAAAATTGTGAAAGAAACAGAAGAAGAATGTATTCAAATGTTTGTAGGAGCTGTTGAACAAGAAAAAGCATGGGCTGATTACTTGTTTAAAGATGGATCAATGATTGGTTTGAATGCAAAATTGCTGCATGACTATATTGAATGGATTTGTTGTAAGCGTATGCAAGCAGTTAGTTTAAAATGTCCATATGTTGTACCACAAGCAAATCCGCTACCCTGGACTCAGAAATGGATCAGTGGGGCAGAGGTACAAGTAGCACCACAAGAAACAGAAATTACTAGTTATATTGTTGGAGGTGTTAAACAAGATATCCAAGAGGATACATTTAAAGGATTTAGCCTATGACGAATATTGTTATATACAGCAAGCCTAATTGCCCTTATTGTGTAAAGGCAACAGCATTATTAGAAATGATGAACATTAACTATCAAGAAATGAAGTTAGACGTTGATTTTTCTAGAGAAGAATTGTTGGAAGTTGCTCCAACCGCCCGTACATTCCCGCAAATTTTAATTAATGGTAATGTAATTGGTGGTTATGATCAACTTGCGACTTATATTGAAACCACAAATTTTAACGGAACAGGATTTACATTATGATTATTAGCACCCCTTACAAAGTAGGTGAAACAGTAAGTATTAAATTAACATCAGGCGAAGAAATGGTAGCTCATTTAGAAAATGAAACTGCCACAGAAGTAATAGTACGCAAGCCATTGATGTTAATCGCAGGACAAAATGGAGCAGCCTTTGCCCCATTTATGTTTACAGTTGACGCTGAGACAAAAATTCCAATTAAATTAGCAAATGTTATTTGTATTGTTAAAACTGATACAGATGCAGCATCAGCATATTTGCAATCAACAACTAGCATCCAAACGGTTTCGTAGGAGAATGTGATGGCGCGAGGAGTAGCACGACTTAACGATACAACATACGGAACATGTTATCATTCTTCACATTTAACGCCTATAAGTACTGGTGGTAAGATTGTTGCAGCTAGTGGTTCAATTGTTGTAAACGGCCGTCCTTGTGCCAGATTACATGATGAAGTATTAACTGATTGCGGGCATACTGATTATATCAGTTCTGCCAGCGCAAATGTCATTGGCGATCCGCAGCCAGTAGCACGATTAAATGACTCTGTTGGTTCAGCAGGAGTTTATATAGCAACTATAACCAGCGCAAGCGATGATGTATTTGCAAATGAATAAAGTTAGATTGTTTTAAAAAAGTAATACTTTTTACTTGACATTTATGGTTTTACCGTGTAATATAGTACTATACTTTATACAACAATACAAAAGAAATTGGTGAAATAATGAGAGCAACACTATATGACGATGGTATTAAACGTATTAATGCCAAAATAGAAATTCCAATGGCATTTAATGATTTGGGTGATTATATTTTATGCGCCATTGCATCAGAGCAAATATCAGAAGATCAAGTACAAACGCTTAATAAGCGACAATTGCTTCGAGTTGCTAAAGATGAGATTTATGCACATGGTGTTGAATATCCACGAGCAAAAGCTAATGAAGTTTCTGATGTCACAAATGTAATTATTAGGAACTATGTTAAGAGAATGTTTCCAGAACTTGAATAAATGGAGTGACTACAATGAATATTACTAAAATTTTACTAGCTATTATGTTATTTTTGCCGTCTACAGTTATGGCAGCGACATATCAGCAAGTATGTGAAACCGAACAAGTACCAGTATATGAAACTGTAACCGTTGTTAAGAAAGGTAATGCAGGTGCTAATGCATTATTAGGCATGATCATTGGCGGTATTATTGGTAAAAATATAGGCGGTGATGATAATGCTGCTGGCGCAGGTGCAGTTATTGGCGGCGTTATTGGCGCTGATAAAGCAAAGAAAGAAAGATTAGTCACTGAGCGTCGAATTATTGGTTACCGTGAAGAAGTTAAATGTCGTAAGGTCCAAATAGTAAATAATGCAGTAGGTGCATGGGGTGAAGTTGTTGCTGTAGAGCAACTTCCGTCATCAGCTGTTCGCTCTTGCAAATGGGTTACTGAATATGTACGTGATATGGGATATGTTAAAGTTGAACGGTGTCATAATACTTATACTGAAACAAGACTTAGATTAATTGTTGAATTTGCTGGTCGACTTTATGTTGACTATGTGTCAAATCTTAATGTGCAAGTTGGTGAAAATTGGAAGCTGACTAATCAATCACATCGTTATTAAAATCTATTTTTATTTGGGTATATTATACAATAAAAAGTTAGGCATAAATAACATAGAGTTTAACTCACACGCAATTAAATTAAAAAAAATTAAGCCGCTATAGCTCAGTTGGTAGAGCAACGCACTTGTAATGCGTAGGTCCGGAGTTCGAATCCTCGTGGCGGCACCATTTTTATATTAACACAGTGAATATGATATGAAACAGTTATTAAAGAATGTTTTAATTAGTTTAATGTTATTACTGATAGTATCTTTAATATCCTTTGCAGCTAGGGTATATGCCGAAGAATCTACATTCGTCGCAGACTCATCAGAATATCCAAGATCAGTAAGTTGGGTAGTAGTAGATGATGTTAACAAAGAATGTTTGGCGCAAGGTGCTAGGCCAGTACCAGAAGGCATGGTAATAATGGGTTGCGCGGTGTATAATAATTATGAATGTATTATATATACTAATAAAGAAACTACACATGAAATATTAGGGCATGAAATGCGTCATTGTTTTCAAGGTGCATGGCATTCTAAATATGGTTACAGTATAGAGCGGACGTGGTGAAATTGGTAGACACGCTGGATTTAGGTTCCAGTGCCGCAAGGTGTGAGAGTTCGAATAAATACAGACAATGGGGAATTAGCTCAGCTGGGAGAGCGCCTGCCTTGCACGCAGGAGGTCAGCGGTTCGATCCCGCTATTCTCCACCAATTATAAAAACCCTTGAATTAAGGGTTTTCTTTTGCCTTGTAGTATTTGACAAAATACTACAAATATTGTATAATTTAACCATGCAACAAACAATAGATCACAATAAAATACTAACTGAAGGCATTGCACTATTGACCAGTGGAACAACTACAGCGCCTAAGAAAATTTTTCAATCACCAGAAAAACTAATTGCTGCAAATTCGGCTGCATTAGATTCACAGCAACTTACCAAAGAAAGTAAAGTATACACTGTATGCAAATTAGCGCATGCTGGCGGGCTATTAGCACAGTCATTGCCAGCATTGAGTATTGGCGCATCGGTAACAATTGAAAAATTCAATGCGTTTCGTTTCATGAATCAAATTCATAAGTATACCCATACACATATCACTCCTACACATGCCAGATTGATTATGAAAACAAAGAGTTTTGACAAATTTGATTTCAGTGGCATTTGGATAACATGCGGAAGTGATCCAGTTGATTGGAATATCATCGAATCCTTTGTTTCTAGAGGCACCACTTTCATGGTCAATTGGGGTATGACTGAAATAGGTCCATGTGCTATCAATACGGTATTTGATAGTATAGAAAAGGTACAGGACTATAAGAGTAGATCAATAAATGGGTCTACGTTGTTGGGCGACACGATATATACAACTATCAAGATCATTGACGATCAACTGTTCGTTATAGGA